CTATGGGCCACCATCGGCGCTGCCGCATCCGTATTTTTGCGCTGGAAGGCATTCGCAGAGCAACAAACGCTGGTCTGATACGTCAAGCTACCATTCTCACGGCCTGACGCGACCGTATATCACCACACCCAATAACTCACTACTCTATACCGGGGAGCAGTGGCGCTATTTTTCCTACAGCATTTCGGCTGGCACTCGTGGCGGGCTTTACCCCTACTTCGATGGCCCGGCCACCGTGTTTACCTCGCTGCGGGCCAATATCGACGGTGGGCGCACGTTGATCCCGATTATGCCGTGTTTCCAGTCGCCAGATGCCATCTACGGCGAGTTGGACGGTTGTTATTGGGTGAGCGGTCACGGCAATGCTGCGGAAAATATTGTCACAGTCGATGGGGTTGATCATCTGGTAGTGCCAAACGTCTGGCGCTCAGGCACCCTGGATTATTGGGCGCTCAAACTATCATAAGGGGTAGGATCATGGCGTATGAAACTGGATCGGCAACGGACCGCAATGACCTGTTGGCAAAACTCAAAGCGTTTTTAGAGGGCGATGGATGGACAACCAACCTTTTTGCAGCTGACGGTACGGGTTACCGTCTGCACGTCGAGAAATCCGGAGTATATGCAAACCTACGTAGCACCTCTGGTGAGACGCTTACATCATGGTATGTGCTAGGGATTGCCCTAATGGGGTCGCAGGGCTTCGACGCCGGACAATCTTGGAAGACGCAGCCCGGGTATCCAGCAGGCAGTAAATATGTACGGTTTGTTGACGTAAGCGAGGCCATCCCGAACTACTGGTTTTTTAGTAATGGGACTCAGGTGGACGTGGTGGCAGAGGTAGCCACCGGCGTATTCGCTAATTTGCATTGGGGCGACCTTGGAAAATGTGGCCCGTATACCGGGGGGCAGTATTTTTCGGCGACCAGCAACTACGGAGGGACAACCAGGTACCCGCCATTTTATAACTATACTACGTATGTCTATGCTGCTGAGGCAGGCGGTTGGATCGGTTACCAAGTGTTGGATTCTTTGTGGCCTCCGTTTGGTGGCTCTGTGCCAGGAAGCGACAGTTTCCTTGGTCCGTTGATACAGGTCGCGCAGAGCATCGGCGGGGTAGCGCCTCTGCTGCCGCTGCACATGGCCATTAAAGGGGCCGACTACCAACCGTTGGGCTGGCCTGAGCATGTGAGGGCCATACGCATGGATTATCTAGATGTGGGTGAGGAAATAGTCCTCGGTGCCGATACGTGGATGGTGCTGCCTATCGAAGGTCACACAACAGGTTTGAGCGGTTTTACGGGCAAACTCGGTTTGGCAATCAGGAAGACAGCGTAATGAGCAACTACGGAGCGGACGCGCTTGTTTTCACGTCAGACAAACTGACCGGCAACCTGGCCGATTATGACCCCTTGGCGGACGTGCCTGCCTATTTGCTTGCCGGGGTTGGTCTGTCCGGTAGTCTCAGCGACACCCAGCCGGTAGACGAACACCCCGTCAATGCCACTGGAACCGCCGGGGCATCGTTCCGTGATGACCTTTATGAGCGTGTTTTGGCGCTGCCGTCATCTATCGAGTTGGGCAACCTGTTTGCAAATCAGGTGCGCACTGTTGAGCTGTGGAACACCAATCTGACAGCCGCAGATTGCAGCGATTTGCAGGGCACCGATACCGAAGGGCTGAGTCTCAACGTTGCCGCGCCGTTTAGCCTCGAGGCACTCAAGAGTGTGCTCATAGACTTATCTATAAGCACGTCCGGACCAGTGGCCATAGATGGTAGTTATGTCTTTGTCTTTACTGATGTGTCAGTATCACTGACAGTTACCGGCCAGCGACTACTCGTGTTCCCATTTACCCCCGAGTACCCTATAGAAGAATCACTGGAGTGGCTCACTGACGTCATCGAGAGCTATGATGGTAGTGAGCAGCGGATACAAATAAGGAGTCTTCCTAGACAGGTAATATCCGAGAGCTTTTTTCTCAAGGGTTTGGATAGGATAAAATCACGAATCATGTTGTCAGACAACCAAACCAGGGTATTCGGGGTACCTGTCTGGTATGAGGCACGGCAAACGCAAGTAGATATTGATGGCGGATCTGACACGATCTTGGTGAGTACTGGTTATGCAGATTTCAGAGAGGGTTCAACTGTTCTGGTCTGGCGTAGTTCTGATGATTTTGAGGTTGTCGAAGCATCATCGATAGCTTCAGATAGTTTATCCTTGGCGAGGCCTATACGGTCCAGCTTCAAGGCTGGTACCTATGTGATGCCTTTGCGACAAGCTAGGGTGCAAGATTCGATAACAATGGAAGATATATCTGGCTTATATACCCGAGTGGATATCGACTGGTCTGTCATAGATAATGGGTCTATAGACGAAAAAGATTTATCTTTGGTGTATCAAGGGTACGGTGTTTTTACAGATTACAAAAAAATCAATACTGATACAGCCCCGCGTAAAATCAATAGACCTATCGAATTGATTGACTATGAGTCAGGCTTAACGGCCGTAGAATCGAGGATGACTTATAGCAGAGAGAACTCGACAAAAATGCCGTTCCAACACACTTCGAGATCAGAGATCTGGGAGTTCAAGCGGTGGTTGAGCGCCCTGTCTGGTAAATTGACACCTATCTGGCTCCCTAGTTTTTTGCCAGATATAACGGTATGTGCTGCCTTTAACGATGTGCAACTAACGCTTACTATACAGAACATTGGATTAACCAGAGTAGTGGAGGCTGGTAACCCTATGTATGCACACGTACTATTCCGACATACAAATGGGTCTATATACGCCCGTGAAATCATAAGTGTATCAGAAAATGATGATGGCACTGAGACCATGCAGATCAATGAAGCTCTTGGTTTTAGTGGCGATAGCTCGTCATTCGAAGCTGTGAGTTTTATACGTCTATGTAGACAGGGTTCTGACAGGACAGAGTTTTCACATGAAAGATATGACCTAGCCTCAATCGAACTCTCTTTCACTGGAGTTAACGGATGAGCCTTCTGAGCAGGGAAAAAAGTAAGCATAGTTCTCAACCTGAAGAGTTGTATGAGTTTACCATTAATCAGACCTACTGGCGCCATACTTCCGCTGATCATACTGTTACGCACGATCTACGCGAATTCAAACCTATCCCAATCAGGCGAGGCAAAGTTGAGCAGAACAACGATATCAATAAAGCATCACTGACGGTCAAAACAACGCGCGATAACCCGTTTGTTGTCGCTTTTCTGGCTGGGGATTTGGGCCGGCAGGCGTCGCTGACCGTCTATCGTCGACAGGTCGGTGAGACTGACTATATGGTCCTGTGGAAAGGCCGTGTTATCAGCATCGTGTTTGACGGCGCTGAGGCAAAAATCAGCTGCGAATCACTGTTCACTAGTTTGAAACGCCAGGGCCTGCGAGCCAAATATCAGGCGCTGTGCCGCCATGCTCTTTACAGCGCCAAGTGTAGGGCAAGCAGTGCGTTATTCCAGGTATCGAGCATTGTCACGGGCATCAACGGCAGTGTGATCACGGTGAGTGCCGCTGAGACCTATGGGGATGGATGGTTCGTCGGTGGGTTTGTCAAATACGGGGATTACATCTATCGTAGTATTAACGGTCACGTTGGTGCAAACATCGATCTGGATAGAGCTATACAGGGCTTGACTACAGGCGACACACTGCGACTATATCCAGGTTGTGACCACACCTCGACATGCTGTCGAGACAAATTTGACAACCTGGTCAACTTTGGCGGTTTTGAGTTTATCCCAAATGTCAGCCCGTTTTCGAGCCTTGGCAATAGCCTACTATAAGGAGTATCCTTATGAGTATGATTGTGTGCTTGGTTATCATGATGATCATGATGGCCGCCAGTTATTTAATGATGCAATCCACGTCTGGAGACAACCAACGACCAACGGGTGTTGATGACATGGACTTCCCAACTGCCACAGCTGGGAAAGAAATTGTCGTTGTATTTGGGACACGATGGGTTAATAGCCCAAATGTTGTGTGGTATGGTGACGTTCGCACACGCCCTATCCGATCGTCGGGTGGGAAATGATTATCAAAATGCAGGATATACACGGACTGGTCTGTGTCTCTGGTGCACGTGCTTTTGGTCGCCGCCATGGTTTGGACTGGCGTAAATTTGTACGGGAAGGCTTACCTGAAGAGGATCTTTTGGCGACTGGTGACGCCATGGCTATAAAAGCGGTTGAGTATGCGAGAGGGCAGAAATAATGGGTAAGGGTGGAGCGGTAACCATAGGCTATAAATACTATGTCGGCATGCACATGGTCTTATGCCACGGGCCGATCGATGCCGTACTGAAAATTCGTGTTGGCGATGACGAGGATGACGTATGGGATTCACCAGTTACTTCATCTCAGCGAATTTATATCAATAAACCAAATATTTTTGGTGGTGAAAAAAAGGAAGGTGGGATACAGGGCTATGTTGATGTCGCCATGGGTGAGGACTCCCAA